ATGGCTTCCTGTTTCTTTCGGAAATTGAAAGCTTTTCTTAGGTTAGTCATCTCATCACCAAGAATGTTTTCTCTTTTTCTTTGCTGCTCCTCAGTCGTTGCAGTCATTCTCTTTGTAAGAGCTGCGAGTTTACTTTCTTCTTGTTCGACTTCCTTTTCTGCTTTGGACTTTTTGTCTGCCATAGTTTACTACTCTTGCAATAATACTTCTTCTTGGACTGATTCGACTTTTTCGATTTCTTCTTTCCAAGCTACTACTGCTCTATCATAAGATGCTTTTGCACTCTCATATTGATAGTCTTCCAGTTCATCCTTATTAGGTTCAACTGGAGGTTTGTTCTTAAGCTCAGCAAGATGCTCATCTGATGTCATATCTAATTTAACTTCTTCTGCCATTTTTTTCCCCTATTTTTTGTTGTTGTCTGAATCATGCTCTTTGGCTGCACTGTTAACATACAGTCCAAACCAAGCAGCTCCTGCTCCAACAAGGATTGAAATCAATCCTGATTGTTCCATGGTCGGTGCCTCTAAGTCGAGGAACCACATAACTACAAAGTAAATTAAGAATATGTAAACACTTAAAAATGCTCTTGGCCATATTCTCCATGCATCTACTGCCTTTGCAAGAAATATCCATTTCTGCCAAGGGTTCTTTTTGTCGTCATGTTCTAACTCAAAAATTTTCTGTTTGAGATCGTTGTTTTCAGTGACCATCTCCATAAACTTGCTTAAGTCTATTTCGACTTCGTTTCTACTCATGTCACCTGAGAATCTTTCTCTACTCTCACTCATTTCGTACTCCTATCTTCTAGATTGTTGGCGGATGCGTTCTTTTTCACGCTCCTCTTCTAGATGTTGAAGTAACAGCTTTATGTAAATCTCCCTTTCCCACGGCATCATATTATCTAATTCGTTTAACGAATAATTATGATGTTGCATCATCTGAAAGTTCGTATTATAATAGTTTAATAAACTATCGTGTGAAAGGGCTACTAGAAAAAAGAGTTTAATCCTCTTACTGTAGTCTTAATATCCTTACCACATGTGGTACATACACTTTCAACTTCCTTTTGAAGACTTGGAATACCATTAAAGAATTCTGTTATCTTCTCCAGTTGTTGCATAGTGAGTTCCTCTACAAACTCATTCAATTCATTTGTTGAAGCATCTGCTGCTGGGTAAACATTCTCTTCGTCAAATATATTCACAATGCTATTTTTAAGCATAGTTAAGGTTTGAGTTGCTTGGTCTTTACCTTGAACATCGGATATATCCGATACTCTTGGATACCTCAACTCTACACCTATTTCATCATTAATCATAATTTTTGTTTCAGGAGCTTCTCCTACTACTTCCACATCATCTAAATTAACGACTGCTTCCCCTGTTCCGTCACACTTAGGGTCATTGCAAGTCACTCTAATGTTTGCAGTTTCACCTACAGATTTACTTCTGATTTTAAGGAATAGATATTCCATATCAATCACAGGTAACCTTTGAGGTTTAACTTCACCGTCAGTTACACTTCCGATGAGGTCTTGCACTGCTTTAAACATTGCTTCGTCATTCTCTTGTTCCTGAGCAAGTAATAATACTTTCTGCTCTTTTACAAGGAAGGGACGATATTCAACTTCTCTTCCGTCACTAGGAAGTACACATTTATACTTCGGTGACGATTGCTTTGGTAAAGCCATAATATATTTCCTCTATGAGGTGTTAACCACCTCGTCTTTTATCAGTAATGTATTCAGAACCTACTCCTAGGTCTCTTCCTATATTACTAGCTCTAGTGATTGCAGTATCATAACTTCCTAGTTTTCTACCTAAATCACCAAGCTTACTATTAAACCTTCCAGCAACCTTGAGTCCTTCAAGGACAGCATCGAAGATTTTCCTTCCTTTATTTAGTCCACTCACAGAAAAGTTTCCGTCCATGGGCTGATTCATATTAACATCTGTACTCATGGCATTGTATTCTGATTCCCAGTTTCTATATGTTAATGTAAATTGAAATTGTAATGGTGCATTTTCTGTGTCCATCGATAGTTCGATGGCTGCAATATTTGATGGATAACAATCCTTGATGGTATATGTTATCGATGGAGTTCCGTCTTTTCTTAATACATGAATAAGACATTCTCCGATATATTTTTCGTAGAATCTGAACACTTGAGCATCACCCTTCTTCATCTCAGTTCTAGTAGCGACATCTGCAGTGTGAATATAGTTTTGCCATGCTTCTATAATCATTCTATCCATGAAGTTTGCATCACAAATATATGTGAATTCTAATTCGTTACCGTAATCAACTTCACCGTTAGGAAGATATCGGTGTCTCATATGTGCTACAGTTCCTAATGACTTGCCTGGCAGTGATGCATTTTGACATAAGATCGTAAGGTTATCACTACCCAATCCAGCAAAGGGTTCAGGTAATCTAGTGAATTCAACTACGAATCTGTTTGCTTGTAATGGTTGTCCTATCCTCGATTTTAATAAATCGATACCGTCTTTTCCTGTTCTTACTTCTGATGCCATTATACTTTCCTAATACTCTTTCTATAAATGTCGTTTGCATTGGTGGTTGTACCTTTTGAAATGAATCTTTGACTGGGTAACATCACAGCCATGTCCATATGTTCAGGTCTAACCTCTACTATTCTACTATCAATATATGAATACTGATATTGTTTGATACAAGGTTTTGCCCACCTTAGTTTACTTACACTTTTTATAGTTGGATACTTAATTTGGAAGTATGATTCATCTTCGATTTCTCTATAGAATTCATACAAACCATCCATCAATAAAGCTCGATATTTTGGTGATAGGTAATGTAAATTAACACCCATAAAACCAGTGGAATATCTTTTCAAACATATAGTAATAGGGAAGTAATCATAATACTTTAACTTATCTTTGGTTTTTGCATCGTACATAAACATGTACATTTTACCTAGCTCAAACCTAGTGACAAAGTTTTGATTTTCCTTTAGTAAAGAAGAGGGCACTCTTCTTATATCTCTTACATTTGTTTGAAACCATTGAAGAGAATCTATACTTCTAGATTCTATCTCTTCGGGTCTTTGACCAACTATATCTGTAAATAGACTTGCCATTGTCTATTATTTATGATAATTATTATACAAAGTGAAGTTTTCTTTTTGAATTAATTTTTTCGATGGATGAAAATCCATCATGTGTCTTAAGTCTTCTTTACCAAGATGTCCAACAATCCCTATCCCGTTTCCCTCGTATGTTCCATGAAAGAACATAGGATATAGTTCACGGTCACATGTTCCCTCTAAGATAGGTGGGTTACCACCGAAGGCTTCTATTGTTCCATGGATTACTTTATAGAGTTCATCTCTTTCTTCACCTACATGCATTTCAATACGGTTGTCATCTAACTTGACTGCAAACAAAGCCTTATCTTCATGGTGACAATAGAGTCTATACCATTCGTTAAAAGTCATCTGAGGAAAGTCTAGTAGTCTATCTTCAACATCCCATACTACAAACTCCTCGTTGCAATCAGTATATTCTATTGCATAAACACGAAACTGGCCTGGGTGGCAGAACCATTTACTCTTCTTTAGGTATGCTTGAGGTACAGAGTAAAGACCAGTGGTCTGAATGTAATGGACTAACCATTGTATTTTATTTGCATGAAAGAACATGTTGTTATCATGTCCACCCATCCATGCACTCCATTCCATATGAGATGATTTCATACTGGGTGTTTTAGTATTACCACCATTTAACCATGCCCATCCATAAGAGTCTAGGATATGCATCTTACCATGTTCTTTATATGGTTTGATATGATCTACAAGATTGTAATCGACTGCATCGTTAAAGGATAGTAACTTTGGTTTGACAGGCATACTCTGAAACCATTCGTATAATAGAGCTTCATTTATATGGTCTCTCTTATACCCATTCATCCCATCATTTAACATCAATCTTTCTTCTTGCATTAGTGATACTCTCCTAATTTTAACTCAACCAGCTTTACATCGTGAGGTGTGTCTACGGAAAGACCGTCATCTTCTACCTTAACCATCTTTACCGTATAACCATTCTCAAGATATCTTAACATCTCAACATTTTCTTTCTCTTCATTCTCACCCACGGTAAGTGTAGGAAAGACTGATAACATATCTCTACTGAATGCATACAATCCCATTTGTTGATACTCAGATATTGGTAATCTAGAGTAATGCATTGCATGTCTATTCTTATCTAATGTAACCTTTACAACATTCTTGTCCGTTAACTTATACTCTTGGTCTATATCGACATATGCATTTGCAACACCTATGCCCCAACCATATTGTTCTATTAAAGTATCTATTGCATCAGGATTTATCAGAGGTTCATCACCCTGAATGTTTACAAAGAGTCTACCATCTAACATATTCAATGCAGCTGCACAGCGGTCAGTTCCACTTCTAGCTGACTCATCGATAACTATGCATCTCATTTCCTGAGATGAACAATAATTAGAAATTCTTTCATCATCCGTCAGGACAACAACTGTATCAAGATACTTTGCCATGCAAGCTCTATCATATACCCGTTTAATCATAGGTATACCTGATATGTTTACAAGTGGTTTACCTTCAAATCTTGTTGAAGCCCATCGTGCTGGAATTAAACCGACAACTAAATCAGATTCGTTATCGACTTCAGCGTATTTTCGCATTTCAAATCTCCAAATCCCCATGATGCATATTCAAATCTTACCCCTGCTCTCTCTGCAGCCTGTTGGTCGTATATCATATCACCAATATAGACTGTATCTGATGGGTCAGTGTTCAGGGTTGCCATGGTATAAAGTAATTGGTCAGGAGCTGGTTTACCTCTCATTCCAGCACAGGGACATGAGATGTAATCGAACTTAGGTAACTTATATTCTAGTAGTGAAACGGTATCTCTTGCTTTAGATGTGCATAATGCTATCTTATTGCCGTTATCTTTTAGGGTATTGAGGGTGTCTAGTACCCCATCATACAATGGAATTGCGTCTAAACTCATCCTTGAGTATGTTCTGTAGGTGTCATATATCTCTAAATGTTGTTTTTCGAGACCAAGACACCTCATTATCTCAACAAATGGTTTCCCTATTTGTTCTTTATAGTCTGAAAACGGATTTTTTACTTCGTGTTTTACTTTTACGGCTGTCCATGCAGCCTCCATGTTGGGTAAAGAGTCGATCAAGACTCCATCCAAGTCAAATACAAATAATTTTGTCATTTTTTACCTTTTTTTGGGACTAAGTGGTCTTCGGTTAGTATCCTAAAGCCCATTTTTCTATCTTCACAGTATTCACCAGCAGCTTTGAACTTTGCTTGGTTTACTATATATGTCAGAACTTTTGCTTTGTACTTCTTTGTGACTCGTTTGGGTTCTTTCGGAGGGAAACATTGGGCCTTTGGTTTAACTTCAATGATTTCTCTTAAGACTTCACCCCTTGAATTACGATATTTGATGTAGAAGTCAGGAAAGTAACGATGAACTTTTCTATCTACAGGCGAACGGTAAGGAATGATGATTTCTTCACTTCCCCATTCAATAATATTCGGGTTGTTGTCGCAGTATACCATGAATCTTCGTTCCCAAAGAGACCTGTAATATATCTTTGTAGGGTCACCCTTATATTTTTTGTAATTCTTCGGTTTAAACTTACCACTGTATGACATAAATAGAATAAAAGACCTTTAGTTAGGAATATTTATATGCCAAGTATCAACAAATTATTAGACAAAATCAACCAAGCATCTCAAGCCGTAAAATCAGTTAAAGGGATTAAATCCAAACTTGAAAGTATAGGTTACAAAGGAGGTGTCAATACAGAAGAGGTCGACAAACTCCAAGCACAAGCAGAAGAAGGAAGAAGGAAACTAGAACAAAGAAGAGCAACCTTACAGAAAAGTTTAGACAGTGCAACCAAGTCAAAAGGAAAAGCAAAAAGAGCTCCATCAGGAGGACACAGAGATTTACAATATCCTTTAGATGGTGATATCGATAACTTCATGTTATTTACTACTCGTTTGAGAAAGAAAAGAACAAGTGGTGGAAACTTAATTTCAGATACACCAGTTACGATTGCATTACCATTGCCTGAGGGTGGATGGAATCAAGAATCTAAAGTAACATACAAGACTGAAAGTATAGGTGCATTTGCAAGAGGGGTATCAGGTGCAATTCAAGGTGGTGAAGACGCAGGTGGGGTATTTGAAGAAGCAGTAAACGCTGGAAAAGGATTTATTCAAAATGCAATTGGTTCGATGGGGTCAGGTGTAGGTAACCTTCGTGCTGGACGAGCAGTCAACCCTATGGAAGAACAACTATTAGAAGGTATAGACTTTAGAACACATTCATTTGCATGGGATATGTATCCAAGATCAGAAAAAGAAGCAATCATGGTTCAACAAATCATTCATGCATTCAGAGTTGCAATGTTACCCGACACATTTGCAGCTGGTGATGGAGAGGATTCAGAAAACACTACTGAAAACTTCTTTAACTATCCGAATGTATTTGAGGTAGAGATAGAAGGCCCAGTTTCAAAACAAATAGAAAGATTCTTACCCATGGTTTGTACAGGTGTCACAGTAACACCACTTGAGAATCCCGACTTTATGTTAGCAAGTGAAAACGATGATGAGTTCTATTCAGGTTTTACAAAAATTTCATGTGAATTTACAGAGATTAAAGTTATGTCTCAAGAAGTTTATGAATCTAGAGTTGCTCCTGAAAAAGTTCAAGGCAGATTAGGTAGTATAAGTGATGAGAGTGGTTCACCTAGTATTCTTGACTCATCCACTGGAGGATAATAATGGCAACACAATTTTTTAAGAACTTTCCTGAAATGCAGTACAAGCTTTCCGATGGTAAGTTAATTACAATCAAAGACTTTTTCCGTAAGTCAAATATTGAAGGAGCTGCAAGAGAAGCAGTTGTAAATTATACTTATCATGAACTAGAAGAAGGTGATAGACCCGATGTACTTGCAACAAAGTTGTACGGTAACGGTGACCTTCATTGGACTTTCTTTTTAGTAAATGACCTTAATAACTATTATGATTGGTGGAAAGACCAAGCATCATTTCAATCATATATGGAAAAGAGATATAAGGGAAAGTATTTTGTATGTAATCAATCAACAGATATAGTATCATCAACAAGTAAGTTTCTTTTAGGAGAATCAATAACAGGAACAAATTCAAGAGGAATCATAACAGAAGTTGACCCAACTTTTTGTAGGTTAGGAGTCGATGTAGAAGTAGGATTTGTAAGTCCAATTGTATCCACAGGTTCATCTTCCAGTAAAGCTGTAACACCAGTTTCAATCATTGATAAACAAGATGGTGTTGCATATTATGAAAAGGATGGAGTAAAGAGTACACACTTTGTAAGTGGTTCCACTGCAAAATCTATATTCGAAGACGAATATGAAATTAACGAAGAGAAAAGAAAAATAAAAATTATCAAACCGAGTATGATTGGAGCAGTTGTAAATCAGTTTGAGAAAGTAATGAAATCATGAGTGCTAACTATGCAGCGGGTGAATTCAACATAGAAGCATTCACCTTAGTAAACCAATACAACGAATCTTTAGACCTTACAAATATGGTCATGGGATTTAAACTATTTGAATCTATATTCAATAAGTTTGTAACGGGAGAGGTTTCAGTATATGATGGTCTAAACCTTCCAAAGAATTTTAGAATGACTGGTCAAGAATACATTCGTATTGCATTCAGCCAAAAGGAAGGTGTCGGAGAGGAAGCAGAGAAAGAATTTTCAATTGATAAAACATTCAGAGTATATAAACTAGATAACATAAACAGAATCGATGAGTTAACACAGACATATGTTCTTAGAATATGTGACCCTCGAATGTTCTTTGCAAGAAGGAAGAGAATCAGTCAAACACTTCGTGGTCGATACGACCAAATACTACAGAATGCATTAGTTGATGTGGGTAAGTTTAAAACTGATGAGTTTGATGCATGGGAAAAAACAGTTCCCGAAAATAAACAATTCATATGTCCTAATTGGACAGTTGCAGAACTCATAGATTACATTACAAATAATTCTCAAGTAGGAGAAACATATGGATTTAGAAATGGCTTGTTCTTTTATCAAACTCTAAATGGTGGATTTAGATTCCTAAGTTTTGATACAATGTGTACTATGGAGTTTCCGATTCCATTCTCATTAAGTCCTACAAATACAGTAGAAACATCAGACGAAAATCTTAATGCACCGTCAGGTTTGAACACTGCAATACAAATGTACAAAAAACCTCAGATGTTCGACACATTACAAGCAACTGTCGGTGGTGCATACGCATCTACATTAAAAGTATATGACCCAATAAGAAAACTAGAAGAAGAAAATGTTTATGATTTAAAAACATCAATGGATAAGGGAGACCATGTATCAGGATTCCCTATGTTATTTCTTGATGATGATGAAAGAGTTCTCAGACCAAATGAGATTGTTGACCCAGCTGTATCACCGACTATTGACGAGATTGATATAGACATAAAACCTACAGAAGAATTTGATTCCTTAATCATTAGAGATTATCACAATCAACACTCATTTGATAATGCAGAGAATCTATCAGACCCCGAAGTATTTGAACCAAGAAAACTAAATGATAGTGGAACATTAGAAAGAAGAGCTCTCTTAGAGATATTACAACAACATAGAATACAATTAACAATTCCACTCAGAACAGATTTAACCGTTGGTATGATTATCAAATTAAAGATACCAACACCCGAAGTACCTGGCGAGGGAGACAAGTCAGATAAAGTAAATGATGACAGGTATTTGATTACCGATCTTGCAGTCAATGGAGACACCCAAGCAAAAACTGGTCTATTACAATTAGAATGTGTAAAAGAAAGTTATGCTAAGAAGATAGAAGATGCAAGACCGTTAGATGATGTGCCTGGGCCAGAGGAATCAGCATGATGGAAGTGATAACATATTTTAGTTTAACATTATTAGCATGGGTAGGATTACCTATGTTGTTTATATGGATGCAGAATACATGGAATATTTTTACGGAATAGTTGAAGACAGACAAGACCCCTTAAAGGTTGGTCGTGTCCGTGTTCGTATACATGGAATCCATACGGATGATAAACTTCTTATCGCCTCTGCAGATTTACCATGGTGTCAGGTTATACTTCCAACAACATCTGCTGGACTATCAGGTTTAGGAACAGGTCACGGACTTGTAGAGGGGTC